TTCAAGTTTTGTGCCCACCCCCTAGTTTAGTGCTGTTTGATGATGTTTGATGATGTTTATCGATCGAATTTTCACATTAGTCACATTTGTAACAAAACCCCACCCATTCCAAGAATATCCCCTCTACAATACGTGTGACACCTCTTGTCGCAATCTACGCATATAATGATAAGAAGGATAGAAACAAGCCTATCCCTTCTTATAGGCTTACCCAGAGGAGCACACCATGCGTGAGTCACAATTCCAAGCGCAGCTCATCAAGAAGCTGAACAAGATGTTGCCGGGGATCATCATTCTGAAAAATGACCCCAACTACATTCAAGGTATACCCGATCTGATTCTTCTCTACAAGAATCGTTGGGCAGCCCTTGAGGTAAAGCGAGGCGCCATTGCCTCAGTCCGTCCGAATCAAGCACACTATGTTCGGACCATGCATGCGATGTCGTATGCCGCATTCATCTACCCTGAGAACGAGAGCGAGATCCTCAGTGAAGTTCAACAATCACTCACAGCTTAATGGAGCCCACGCATTCCTTTCCGCCAGTAAGTATCACTGGCTCAACTACTCTCCCGACAAACTGATCGAGACCTTCCGAACCGCCCAGGCTGCTGCAAAGGGCACCCGTCTTCACGAGCTCGCCGCTGAGCACATTCGGTTGAAGATGCGTATGCCTCGAAACAAGGTGACATTCAACAACTATGTTAACGATGCTATTGGGTTTCGGATGGAGCCAGAGCAAGTCCTGTTTTACTCGATCAACTGCTTTGGCACTGCTGACGCTATCTCCTTTGACAAGGGCCTGCTTCGCATCCACGATCTGAAGACCGGCGTTCACCCGGCTAAGGTTGATCAACTCATGATCTACGCCGCGCTCTTCTGCCTCGAGTATGATGAGCGTCCTGGAGCCATTAACTATGAGCTCCGTATCTACCAGAATGATGATATTCAGGTAGCAAACCCTGAGGGCGAGGACATTGCCCGAATCATGGACACCATCATCCAGTTTGATAAGCTGATCGAGAAGATCAAGGAAGAGGAGGCCTAATGGATCTCGCCCATTATGGTGTTAAGCGCCGTTCCGGGCGCTATCCTTGGGGTTCTGGTCAGGACCCGCACCAGCACTCTGGTGACCTGCTTTCCACTATCAAGGATCTCAAGGCGAAGGGTCTCTCTGAGACTGAGATCGCCAAGGGCCTTGGAATGACCACCACCCAGCTTCGAGCCCAGAAGTCCATTGCTAAGAACGAGAAGCGTAAGGCTGACGTTGCAATGGTGGCCCGGCTCAAGGAGAAGGGGATGTCTAACACGGCCATTGGTCGCCGTATGGGCATCAACGATTCCTCTGTTCGAGCGCTTTTAGACCCAACCCTTAAAGAAAGGGCGGGGAGTACTGAGGCGCTTGCCAAGGAACTCAAGAAGCAGGTCGGTAAGGACGGTCTTCTAGATGTCGGACTCGGCGTTGAGGTCAATATGGGTGTTACGAGCACCAAGATGAAAACCGCAACCGCCATGCTCGAGGCTGAGGGCTATCACGTCCACAAGGTGAAGGTCCAGCAGCAGACGACTGGCAAATTCACCGAAATGAAGGTCCTGGTGCCTCCGGGCATGGATTACAAGACGGTTCTGGCCAAGCGGGGCGAAATTAAAGCCCCCGGTGTCAATATTGAGGACCGGGGTCGTACCGTGTACGGTATCGAGAAGCCCACTGCAGTTTCCAGCAAGCGACTGAAGGTTCGCTATGGAAACGAGGGTGGTACCGATATGGACGGCGTTATTGAGGTTCGACGAGGAGTCAAAGACCTCTCCCTCGGCGGCTCAAACTATGCCCAGGTTCGTATCTCTGTTGATGGTACGCACTACCTCAAAGGTATGGCGATGTACTCGGATGACATCCCTAAGGGATATGATCTCCGGTTCAACACCAACAAGAACCCCACGGGCAATAAGCTTGACGCCCTCAAGAAGCAGACTGGCGATCCTTCGAACCCATTCGGTTCGGTGATTCGCAAGCAGCTTCACTACACTGATGCCCACGGCAAGAAGAAGCTGTCAGCGATGAACATCGTCAACGATGAGGGTACTTGGGGTGACTGGTCGAAGACCCTAAGCTCCCAGTTCCTCTCGAAGCAGCCCGTCTCTCTTGCTAAGCAGCAGCTGCAGAAGGTTCGGGATAAGCGCCGTGCCGAGTTCGAAGAGATAATGGCCCTTACCAATCCCTCCGTCAAGAAGAAACTACTGCAGTCTTTTGCAGACTCAGTGGATTCTGACGCCGTGGATCTGAAGGCAGCCGCTCTTCCTCGACAGGCCAGCCAGGTCATCCTTCCCGTCCCCAAGATGAAGACCACGGAGGTTTACGCCCCCAACTTCAAACATGGGGAGAAGGTCGTTCTTGTTCGTCACCCTCATGGTGGACGATTCGAGATCCCAGAACTGACAGTCAACAATAAAAACCCCCATGCCAGAAAAGCCATAGGGACTAAGGTTAAGGATGCTATTGGTATCCACCCCAAGGTCGCTGAGCGTTTGTCTGGTGCGGACTTTGATGGTGACTCAGTTCTCTGCATTCCCAACAATAGCGGAAAGGTCAAGACCTCACCAGCTCTTAAGGGGCTGAAGGACTTCGATCCCAAAGCTATGTATCCGGCATACCCTGGTATGAAGCCCATGACTTCTAAGCAGAAGCAGATGAAGATGGGTGAGGTTTCAAACCTCATTACCGATATGACTATCGGTGGTGCAAACCAGGCTGAGATTGCCCGTGCTGTTCGACACTCCATGGTTGTGATTGATGCTGAGAAGCACAAGCTCAACTACAAGCAGTCCGAGATCGATAACGGTATTGCCGCCCTCAAGAAGAAATACCAGGGTAAGGCAAATGCTGGGGCTTCTACTCTCATCAGCCGTGCTTCTTCTGAGAAGCGGGTTGCTGAAAGAAAAGCCCGGTCCGCTTCAAAGGGCGGGCCTATCGATAAGCGGACAGGACGCAAGGTCTATGAAGAGACTGGGGCTACATATGTAGACAAGCATGGTAAGACTGTTCTCCGTACAGAGAAGTCTACCAAGTTGGCCGAGACCCATGATGCATACTCCCTCGTTTCAAAGAACGGGAGTGCTATTGAAACGGTCTATGCCAATCACTCTAACGAACTGAAGGCTATGGCTAACGAAGCCCGTAAGGCTACGCTTGCTATCCCCTCTGTTCGAAAGAACCCCCAGGCTGCAAAGACCTATGCCCCTGAAGTTAAGTCTCTCAAGGCCAAAGTAAACGAGGCCCTTCGGAATAAACCCAGGGAAAGACAGGCACAGGTCCTAGCTGATGCGGTCATCAGGGCTAAGAAGCAGGCTGATCCTACTCTAGCCACTGATAAGGAGCGCCTCCAGAAAGCCCGCCGCCAGGCTTTAGCCGAGGCCCGTTCAAGAACGGGGGCTGGTAAGAAGCCTTTCGCTATCACTCCTCGAGAGTGGCAGGCTATCCAGGAAGGTGCTGTCTCACAGGCTGCTCTCAATAAGGTTCTTGAACTTGCTGATGAATCAGTAGTTAGGGAACTGGCTACACCTAGGTCGCAGCCTAAGGTATCGTCCAGCATGGTGTCCAGAGCCAAGGCTATGAGTAGTAGAGGTAAGACTGCTGCTGAGATTGCTGAAGCTTTGGGAATCTCTACGACTTCTGTACACCGTGCTCTTGAGGAGGGCTGACCACACCATGGTACACACCCTCTCACAGGGCCTCTCTGAGGAGGTCTACTATGGCTAGGATGCTGTCTACTACTGACAATCCTTACGATCCAAGAACTTCATGGGACGAATGGTTTGCTTTTGACACAGCCCACGGCTACGGCACCTGTGGCCTCCTGGCCAGGCTGTGCACATCAAGCGATTCGTTAAGTGAAGAACTTGAAATCGAAGAAATTGAAAATGCAATTGATCGAATTCTCAATCTTGATGGAACAAATTTCTATCAAACTTTCGAGATCGATGATTGAAAAATAAAAATTTCTTCGTCGACCCGGGGGAGGGGGGTCTCGCATTTAGGCCCCCCACCCTCATCGCCGCCCCCTCCATATTTTCCCCGGAGGGATATTTGGAAAGCCAATTGGGGACTAGGTTCTAGGGCCCACAGGAAGTTTCTCGTGTGCTCCTTTCTTCCTGCTGGTCTCGCTCACAACGGGCCCTAGAATCTAGCCCTCAATTGGCCCCAAACGCCCTCTATCTAAGGAGCAACTATGGGTAAAAGGGCCGCAACACCCTCTAAACCCGCTCGAACTGTGGAACAACGAGAGGCGCAGATGATCAATCTCGCGCTTGAGCTCGCTGAGAAGCAGCTTCGGGAGGGTACAGCACCGGCAACCACGGTGAACCACTACCTCAAGCTCGCCTCCACAAGAGAACAGCTGGAGGTAGAGAAGCTGAGGAATGAAACAGCACTCCTCGAGGCAAAGAAGACGGCGCTCGTCAGCGCTGAGCAAGCCGAGAAGATTGCCAAAGAAGCCATCGAAGCCTTCCGTACATACTCTGGAGCGGGAGATGTTACGAACGTATACTGAACTGGCGCGCCTCGAGACCTTTGAGGAGCGGTTTGACTACCTGGCTCTCACCGGGCAAGTCGGTACAGCCACGTTTGGCTTCGATCGTTACCTGAACCAACGATTCTACACATCGACGGAGTGGAAGAAGGTCAGGAACTTTGTTCTGGCTCGAGATGAAGCCTGCGACCTCGGGATTGAGGGACTTGACATCAGATACATGCCGCTAATCCACCACATGAATCCGATTCAGCCCAGAGATCTCGAGGAATTCAATCCAGACATCCTCGAGCCAGAGTTTCTCATCACGACAACCAAGAATACCCACAACGCGATACACTTCGGAGACCGATCGAGGTTGACACCACGAGTTGTTGAGCGTCGACCGAATGATCAAGCTCCCTGGAGGATCTAATGGGAACGATTCTTGAAGATACTAAGAAGGCAATCGGCATTATGCCGGGATATGATGTCTTCGATGACCAGATCCTGATGTACATCAACACTGCACGAATGGATCTCGCACAATTGGGGCCAAAATGCAATACCCCGATTGAGAAAGATACGGCCTGGACTGTCTTCGACCAGATCGACGACGAAGCGGCAATAAAGTCTTACATCGCCATGAAGGTTAAACTGTTCTTCGACCCACCGGGGAACTCCTTCTTGGTATCGGCATACCAGAAGCTGATCGAGGAGGCAGCATGGCGACTGATCTATCAGACCGAGGGGAAGCAGAGGTAGAAGACCTCGTCCACCACGGAGTAAAGGGCCAGAAATGGGGCGTCATCCGAAAGAAGGCTAGTGCTGGTCGAAAGGCCACCATCAAGGCCATCCATAAGAGTGGACGATTCACCGCCAACGCCACCAAGACGACTATCAAGACCGCCCGAACTGGAGCGGCTAAGGTACAGAAGGCTAAGCAGGCCCATGACCAGCGAGTCGCCGGAAAGATCCAGGCAAAGAAAGAAGCCAAGGCCCGAAAGAAGTTCGCAAATCGCGGATACAAGAAGATCAGCGACTCCGAGCTTCAATCTCGAATTAAGCGGCTGGAGCAAGAGAAACGCTATCGGGAGCTCAAGGGCGATCGCCACCTGGTTCGAGGTCGTGAAGTCACTCGATCGATCCTCGAGAACTCTCTGACCAAGGCCGGAACGTACGCAGCAACCAAGGCTATGAAGACCGCCTTTGATAAGTCTTTCGATCCCGGCAAGACTGGTAAGTCCACGGCCGAGACCCTTAAGAAGGCAGCAGAGAAGGCCAAGGAAGCAGCTGAGGCTGCCTCCGTTGTCGCAGAAGAGGCTAAGGTTGAGTATCGGTCGACTGGCGGACCTACTAAGGTCAAGGGTCCGGCTCTTCCAAAGAGTAAGACTCCGAAGCAGATCGAGAAGCCGAAGTCATACAAGCAGACTAAGCCCTCCCCCAAGAAGAAGCGTTACCCGCGCAACCCTGGGAGTACAGCTAAGTAATGCTCTCAAACACCGCAGTACCAAAATACTACGGGCAGTTTCGAGATGCAGTCGTCCGAGGAGAGATTCCGGTATGTGAAGAGATCTCATGTGAGATGAATCGCATCGATTCTCTGATCGCAAACCCGGAATACTACTACGACGACAAGGCTGTAGAGGGCTTCATCGCTTACTGCGAGAATGAGCTCACGCTGTCCGACGGAGCCGACCTCCATTTGCTCGACAGCTTCAAGCTCTGGGCCGAACAGCTCCTTGGCTGGTACTACTTCGAGGATCGCCAGGTATTCGTCCCGTATGAGGACGGAGTCGGCGGTCGATACGAGACCAAAACAGTAAAGAAGCGCCTAACAATCAAGCAGTATCTGATCGTTGCTCGTGGAGCGGCGAAGTCGATGTACATGTCACTAATCCAAAACTACTTCATGGTGATCGACACTACGACGACGCATCAGATCGCTACGGCTCCGACCATGAAGCAGGCTGAAGAGGTGATGGGTCCATTCAGGACCGCTATCACCCGAGCCAGAGGTCCGCTGTACAAGTTCCTGACCGAGGGATCCATTCAAAATACAACCGGTGCGAGGGCTAACCGCCAGAAGCTGGTTGCTACGAAGAAGGGTGTGGAGAACTTCCTCACCGGATCCCTCCTCGAGGTTCGACCCATGTCCATCGACAAGCTGCAGGGTCTTCGACCCAAGGTTTGTACAGTAGATGAGTGGCTTTCCGGCGACATCCGCGAGGACGTGGTCGGTGCACTTGAACAGGGTGCCTCGAAGATCGATGATCCAGTAATCCTGGCCGTCTCGTCCGAAGGAACCATCCGCAATGCGGTGGGCGACACCATGAAGATGGAGTTGCTCAAAATCCTGAAGGGTGAATACATCGCCCCTCACATCTCAATCTTCTACTACCGCCTTGACGACATCAAGGAAGTAGCAGATCCTGCTATGTGGGTGAAAGCCCAGCCGAACATCGGCATCACTGTCTCTTATGATCGGTACCAGCAGGACGTCGAGCGAATGGAACAAGCTCCAGCTGCTCGAAACGATATCCTCGCCAAGAGGTTCGGAATCCCCATGGAGGGATACACCTACTTCTTCACCTACGAGGAGACAATCCCGCACAGGAAGAATACCTTCTGGAACATGCAGTGCGCTATGGGCGCCGACTTGTCCCAGGGTGATGACTTCTGTGCGTTCACCTTCCTGTTCCCACTCAGGAATCAAGCTTTCGGTGTAAAGACGCTGGCATACATCTCTGAGCTGACGCTCATGAAGTTGCCTGGTGCCCTACGCCAGAAGTATGACGAGTTCATCCAAGAAGGAAGCCTCCGAGTCATGGAGGGGACCGTCCTGGATATGATGGAGGTCTATGAAGATCTAGACCAGTACATCGACGAACAGAAGTACGATGTCTCAGCGTTTGGGTTTGACCCATACAACGCCAAGGAGTTCGTAACTCGGTGGGAACAGGAGAACGGACCGTACGGTATTGAGAAGGTCATTCAGGGAGCCAGGACTGAATCGGTCCCCCTCGGGGAGCTGAAGAAGCTTGCCTCTGAACGACTCCTCATCTTCGACCAGGAACTCATGTCCTTTACCATGGGTAACTGCGTCACACTTGAGGATACCAACGGAAACCGGAAGCTACTGAAGAAACGCTCGGAAGAGAAGATCGACTCAGTGGCTGCTCTGATGGATGCCTTCGTG